GAGCGAATAAGTGTTGGTATATAACAATTCTAGCTTTTGTACCAATTGTAACCACTTTTGAAAAAAATTAAAAAAAATTTTTTTATTTTATAGAAAAAAGAGTATACAAAGGGTATAATATGCCAAATATGCAGAATTTAGTGGGGTTTTTGTTCATTTTTTGTATCTTTGCCGTTTGGTTGGTCTTTCTTATCCCTATAATATTGATCCACTTTCTTCAAGAAAGCGTGCTGACAGTGGACAAATTCCTTGTCCGACACCTCAAAGCGTTGAAAAAATTTATCTTTAGAACACATTAAAATAACACCTTGTTGTATCTTTGTGCCATATACATAGTTGTGGGCCATAGCATAAGCTCCCAACTGAATGAAGTAATCCTCAATCCATTCTCTCTTTTTTGGCTTGTTGGTTTGCTTAAAGTCTATTATACTTTCGCGCGAGTTATAAATTCCGACTAAATCAGTAGCACCAGCATATAACATAGGATAGTGGACGGTCACCTCTGTTCCCCATACTTCTTCTAAAGGACCCAATCCTTGCTTAATTATTTGTAATGCCATTGGATGTGCTTCAAGGCCTACTGCCGTCAGGTCCATGTGCCCCGAGCCCTGAATATACGCCTCCAAATACGTGTGCATTGCGGTGCCTCTCATCGCAGAAACATCTCGAATGCGGTCAGCTCCCTGAGCCCCGATGCGTGCTCTCCATGCCGCTAGGCTCTGTCGCTTTTCTTCCGACTGGGTTGCGGATAGTATCGTCGTAACACTCGGCAACATTTCTTGACCGATATCATAGTGTCTGGACCCCTGGATCAGGGATCGCTGGGACGCTGGGTATTTAAATCTTTTGTTCCACCGCATAATACTGTCTATACATACATTCTTTCACTGCCCAGTAAATAAGTAAATATCTACCAAACGGAGTTAAGGGTAAAGCCAATGAACAATTTAAAGCCGTATAAGACGGTCTTGCTAATCGACTCATACACGTTTACCTCCGGCAATGTTATGCATGATATAATTTCCTTTCTTATTAGTATAAAATAAAGCCCCATTAAACTTAGGCTTGGTAATTAAGAGATGCTTCAAAGCTTTCTTAAAAGACATATTCTCTGTCTCCGAGTTCTCTCCCGTATCTCCATCTAATATTTTAAATTGATATCTCATGCTACAATCATAAATACACTTAATAAAGCGAATGCCAATAGTGAACTGAAGATAAATACAAATATTCTATCGCGTGGATCCATTAGATTTCTATCTTAAAGTTAGCGCTAGTAGAAATTCGTTCACCTTTGGTTAGAAAAGGTGAAACAAAGTGATTAGTGGTTGCTGGGAAAATAAAAAAATCTCCTGCCTCTGGAATGAAAGACTTTCCAGTTAGTGCAAGAGGATTAGATTCTCCATAGCTAAATGAAACAGAACCGGGTCCACCGCCAGTTCCTTTAAATTTTTCATTCTCTTTTTTAATGTTAGGGGTAACCTTATTGAAGAGCACACTCGACATATCACATTTCGTGTGAATATGAGGAGGATTAAATTCTCCTGGTTTCATAAAATTAACCCAGGCGTTTAAAATACTCATCTTCTTTAAAGGTTGTCCATACCACTGGTCAAAGGCTTTTCTAAACAGAGACATATAAGGCAGAAGAATATTAAAATAGTGACCCGCTTCAACAGTATGTTCGTGTTGAATAACACCAGCGAGTTGTTTGTTAAAGTGATCCGATTTCTTGCTACACAAGTCTGTACATTTCTTTAAATCTTCGGGAAGTAACTTCGTATGAAAAAGCAGTGGTCCCCAATAATAAAAATTATATTTTAATTGTGCGGACATCTATTAATCTTCTTTAAATCTTTCAGTTTAACTTTATCACTGACAACTCCCATCTCTTTGAGTCTGTGCCATTCTCGGTAACCGTCAATCCATTCATTAGGATCACGTTTAGCCCAACGTTGAGTCCAGGCCCAACTGTTGATCTTTCCTGAGTATCGTTCAATGATACTGAGAAAAGGATCTGTTAATTTTTTCCAAAAATTTTTTATCATAGTAGTCTATTATCTCCTTTGCTTTCTTTTGTTTAACGATTAAAAAGGGGTACACTTGTTTTAGGATTCGGTAAACCCCGTGGAATCCTACCCGCCATCGATGCTGGTCTTGCCAGTTTGCTTTGGTTGGATACGTTTTCATGTCCCTGTTCCCTTCTGCGGTGGTCTTCATCAAGTAATCAATGAGTCTTCCATCCACTTGAGGAACTTCCATTCGGACATTCAAAGTTTCGTAGACTGGTTTGTTTTGTCGGTCGTGTCTTCTCCGTTTCTTCCAGCCAAATTCTAAGTAGCCTTCTCCGTCAATGATTCCTGCAACGTAGGCCGCCTCTTCGGAAGTCATAATCCTCATAAACCAGCTTTACGCGCTTCGTTTACGGGATCTTTAAGACTCTCCTTAACTTTAATTAATTCTTTTTCAGCGAATTGTCTTCGCTCTTTCTCGTCTTTGTACATCTTCACAGCTCCTCTCAAATTAGATTTTAAAAATTCAACACGAGCTTGAAGTGTTTGTATATCTTCTAGTTTATTCATCATCTTTCTGTCTCCCTCCTTTAAGAGATCTTCATAGTGTTCATCGTAAGCCATCGGTTTTGTCCTTGATTGTATGATAGATATGAGTTTTAATATCCTTTTCCGTTCGCATAATGGTAAGGACATCCACCCCCGAATACGCTCTCGCGTAAGCGTTCTGGCTAGCTGCGATCGAAGCTCCGGAAGTGAGTAATGCAAACTCACTGCATCCTGTGCACACCATCAGCGTCAATAATAATAGTATCTTTGTCATCATCGAACGGA